TTCTGACCACATATAAGTTAGGTTGGAAGACTTCTTATTATCAGAACACTCATGACATGAAGACTGATGAGGTAGAGGAACCAGCACATCCTATGGGGTGGCACGATAATGTGGAGGAAGGAAAGTCAAAACTTGACAGTTTGATTAGTGATCTAGAGAATGCTAATGAAGGAGAGTGTGAATCCTGTGCCATCTAATATTAAAGGGATGACGGTATTTAATACCGAAGAAGTTGATACCAAGAAACAACCAATGTTTTTTGGTAAACCATTAGGTATACAAAGATATGATTCATATAAGTATCCTTCTTTTGAGAATTTAACTAAGCAGCAACTGGGATATTTCTGGAGACCTGAAGAGGTATCTTTGCAGAAAGATCGTGGAGATTATCAATCATTAAATGCTGCTCAGAAGCACATTTATACTTCAAATTTGAAGTATCAAATTATGTTAGATAGTGTGCAGGGAAGAGGTCCTGCCATGGCATTTCTTCCTTTTTGTTCTTTGCCAGAATTAGAAGCATGTATGGAAGTGTGGGGTTTTATGGAGATGATCCATAGTAGATCTTATACTTATATCATTAAGAATGTTTATTCTAATCCTAGTGATGTATTTGATACTATTATTAAAGATGAACGTATTTTGGAGAGAGCAAAGAGTGTTACAGAAGCATATGATGATTTTATTAATGACGCTCATTCATGGGGTCAAGGATGTATGTGGCACTCATCTGCTAAAGGATCCCCCTCAGCAGAGTGGTGTTTAAAAGATTTAAAAAGAAAACTCTATCGGGCAATCGCAAATGTTAACATACTGGAAGGAATACGTTTCTATGTTAGTTTTGCTTGTTCCTTCGCTTTTGGTGAGCTTAAGCTTATGGAAGGATCTGCGAAAATCATTTCGCTCATAGCAAGGGATGAAAATCAACATCTAGTACTCACTCAGAACATATTAAATTATTGGCGTAAAGGCGATGATCCAGAAATGAAAGAGATTATGAAGGAAGAGGAAGAGTGGACCTATAAGATGTTTGATGTTGCAGTAAATGAAGAGAAGAGATGGGCAGAATATTTGTTCCAACATGGTACTATGATTGGACTGAATGATAAATTACTTTATCAGTATGTTGAATGGATTGCTAATCGTAGACTTAAGTCTATTGGTTTGAGACCAGCATATGATATTCCAGCAGCTCATAATCCTTTACCTTGGACTCAGCATTGGATATCCTCTAAGGGTCTTCAGGTGGCACCACAGGAGACAGAAGTAGAGTCTTATGTAGTAGGAGGCATTAAACAGGATGTCAAAAAAGACACCTTCTCGGGATTCAAACTCTGAACCTAATAAAGGTGTTAAATATATAATGTCTGGATGGGTATCATACGTTGAATGATTTTCCCAATGAAATTGAATTTGATGAACTAAATAGGAGAAATAGAATGAAAATTATGGGATGGACACCACCACAGAGACCTGCGTGGGTGAAAGAGATTATGAGAACCCCTGGACATACCAGGGTGCAACTTTCACTTCTGCTGATATTGGCGACTTCTTCGGTTACGTCTACCGCATTACTAATCTCCAGACTGGGAAACAGTACATTGGTAGGAAATACTTCTACTCAAAACGTAAGCCTAGAGGTGGCAAGAGACGGGTTACGTCTGAGAGTGATTGGAAAAGATACTATGGAAGCTCTGAAGAACTTAAAGCAGATAGAAAGTTATTTGGGAACCAATTATTCAAGAGAGAAATCATCAGCCTCCACGCAACTCCAGGCAAAGTAAATTTTGAAGAGACTAGGCAACTCTTTCTTAATAATGTTTTAACAGAAAGCTTGACTGATGGTACTGCTGCTTATTATAATAACAATATCCTAGGACGCTACTACAAAAAAGATTACTTCGAGTCTCAGTAGCTCAGATGGATAGAGCAACTGCCTTCTAAGCAGTCGGTCATAGGTTCGAATCCTATCTGAGACGCTAGCGTATTAAAGAACAATGATTATTGTAAGATGTAAAGTCTGTCGAAAAGAACTGACAGGACAATTAGGAAAAACTCAATGCTGTGGCTGTTCAAATATGACGACAGTTACTGCAGATAAAGTGACGGCCAGAGATTTGGGACAGGTTGTTATGGTATCTTCCACTCTTGTGGATAAAAAGAAAGATGTACTTTCTCCTCAAGATATTGCTTGGCAAGAAGAAAGACGTAAACGTAAAATTCGTAAACTGGATTTTGAAATTAAATGAAGGAAAAGAAACAGTATGTTGTGACTAATGCAGATAAGGTTGCTAATACTTTGGCTTATCAGAAATTAATTGCAGGTGATCCAAGATATAAACCAGCTGCTCATTTGGATGCAGACTATATAAAGATGTTGAATAATCATGATGATGGACCATGACATATATAGATGATAAAGATTTACAAACAAGCATGAAAATCTTCTTAGACACTGCTGATACTCAGGTTATCAGCAAACATTCTCATAGTGGATTGATTGATGGAGTAACTACTAATCCCACTCTTATTAGAAAGAGCGATAGAAATCCTGAAGTAGTATACCAAGAAATTAAAGATATTGGTATCCAGGACATTAGTATGGAAGTCATTGGTGATAAATTTAATATGATTTCCGAAGGTAAAAGATTAGCTAAAAAGTATGGTAAAGTGGCTACCATTAAAGTGCCCTGCACTCCTAATGGACTTGGTGCGTGTATGGCATTGAGTAAAGAACATATCAGGGTAAACGTCACTCTTATCTTCTCTCCTGCACAGGCAATTCTTGCTGCTAAATCCGGTGCTGCATATGTATCACCATTTGTAGGTAGAGTGGATGACAATTCTTTTGGTGGATTATGTCTTGTTAAAGATATTGCTAACGTATATGCCAAGCAGAGAGTGGGTGACACTCAAATTTTAGCTGCTTCTCTTAGAGGAGTAAGAGATGTAAGTAGAGCATTTGAATATGGTGCTCATATTGTAACTATGCCGGCACCAGTTTTTGAGGGAATGTATAATCATGTCCTTACTGCTGTTGGATTAAAGCAATTCGATATAGATTATGAAGCATCTAGTAGAGCATTGGAGTTAGTGGACACTGTGTAAATTGTCTTAGTTGACTTTTTATATTATATCTTTTATACTTTAAAGGTAAATTAATCGAGACAATGACTCTCACTTCAAAATTTAAGAAAGACCTTCAGACTTTAAAGGGTGCGGCAGCAGGTGATTTTTTCTTAGATGTAAGGAATCCCAAACTTTATAAAAAAGTTAGACGTTATTATGAAAATGAAGGTATAGAATTATCTGGAGATCCTTTAGATGATTATGAAATTTTGATGGATTGTGTAGTGACAGAACTACAAGTAAAATGAAAGTACTTCTTGAAAGATATCCTTATCGTTATGTGGAGACGGGAACTCTAGAGAATGGGTTTCCTGATTTTCGTATTCAAAAGCAGGATTATTATACTAAAAGATATAGAGACATGTATCTTTGTGATAATAGTATGCAACTTACTACTGCCATGGAAGATTTTGAATACACTAAGTGGCTTGATCCTGAAGGTGTTCCGTGCTATGTTAAGGATGGTTGTAGACGTGATGGGATGTAGTTCAGAGGTAGAACAATTGACTGTTAATCAATTTGTCGCTGGTTCGATCCCAGCCATCCCAGTTGCCATCTTAGCTCAGTCCGGTAGAGCAGGGCATTAGTAACGCTCAGGTCGTAGGTTCAAGTCCTATAGATGGCATAGGGGGTTGTAGTTCAATCGGTTAGAGCACCTCCCTGTCACGGAGGAAGTTGCGGGTTCGATTCCCGTCAATCCCGTTGGGTCAGTGTCCGAGTGGTTAAAGGAGGCAGACTGTAAATCTGCTGGCTATGCCTACAATGGTTCAAATCCATTCTGGCCCATCTAAATAACTTCACATTATAATGTAACCAATGGCACAGCAAACCATTAAATTTAATATAAGTAAAGACGGATTGGTAAACAAGAAGAACTTATTTAACGATGATTTATCCTCCCAACAATACGCAAGAGTTGCTGTACATACTGTATTGGAAGAGTTGGGTATCAAGGTAGAAGAAGAGTGGGAAATGGATGATGACTCTATAGAATTGACAGTTATGCGATGAGTGCAATTGTAAATAAACCCTGGGGCAATTATGAAAGTCTTGATGAAGGGGTGGATTATAAAGTAAAAAGGATTACCTTGAACCCCCATCAAAGATTTTCTTTACAGTACCATAGATATAGAGAAGAGCATTGGAGTGTGGTGAGTGGTTATGGTAGAATTACCGTAGCTTCACTTCAACATGATGCTGTTCCTGGATCTAATTGGATTATTCCTGCTACTGCTTTACATAGAGCTACTGCAGGGGATGAGGAATTAGTTTTTATTGAAACTCAAATTGGAGATTGTTATGAAGAAGATATCGTTAGAATAGAAGATGATTATAATAGAGGGAGTCCTAAATAGGTGAAGAGTAAAGTAAATTAATCACATGGCATTTAAAGGAACAGCGGCAAAATCCACAACTGGAGCATCTATGTCTCAGTATGATGTTGAAGTAGAAGCAAGACTAAAAGCATTAGAATCTAAAGGTGACCCTGTAGTTGGAGGGGCTGCTTTTGATCAGTTAACCAAGTTGGAGGCAAAGTTATCTTCTGTAACTGCTGCTGATGCTGTAAGTCTTAACGCTAGAGTTGCTGCTCTTGAAGAAACATTAGATGGAATTATTGATCTTTTGAATACAGTTCCTCAAGTAGTTGATCATACTCCCGCTAATAGAGGAGTAGCTGGAAGGGTTGCACCTCCTGTAGCAGGAGGAACTACCTCTAGCGCACTGGGTTGACATTTGAGGCGATCCTGCTAAAATTATATTAGGTATATAATAATTATGAGTGAATATAAGAAGACCGCACTAGTTCTTGGTGCGGGTGGTTTTATTGGTAGCCATATGGTCAAACACCTAGTATCTAAAGGGTACTGGGTGCGTGGTGTAGATGTTAAGTCTCCAGAGTTTGAGGAGACTGCAGCACATGAATTTATTCATGGGGATTTGCGTTACGTAGAGTTTGTTACTAGAGTTTTAGAATATAAAGGACCTTATAGGAACTTCTATAATGAAATTCCTTATAAGATGGTAGATTGTTTTGATGAAATATATCAGTTTGCTGCTGATATGGGAGGTGCTGGATATATATTTACAGGTGAGCATGATGCTCATGTAATGCATAACTCTGCTACTATTAATCTACATTTACTTGAAGAAGTAAGGTTGATGAATGAGAGGTTGGATAAGTATGAACCTGAGCATCATCCTAAGAAGCAACCAAAGATATTTTACTCTAGTTCTGCTTGCATGTATCCAGAGTATAA